TACGGCAGTCGGAGAACGACTCTAATCTAGGAACAAAGAGTGTCCTTTACAAAGCTCATTTCGCCATTCATTGCTGGGCAGTTCCCTCGTCTCTATCAAGAGGAGGGACCGCTCTTCGTCGCATTTGTAAAGGCATACTATCAGTGGCTGGAAGAATCCGGCAACGTCGGGAATGAGGCACGTTCTCTTCCCGAGTATCGTGACATCGATACAACGCCTGACAAGTTCCTCAAATACTTCCAAGACAAGTACATGCAGGGTGTGCCTGCAGATGTTATCGGTGACCGACGCAAGCTGCAAAAGCACATCAAGGAGATCTACTCTTCGAAGGGATCCATCATTGGTTTGCAGCTTCTGTTCCAGTTGCTGTATGGTGTTGATGCAGATGTCTACTATCCTGGACAGGACATCCTCAAGCCATCAGATGGTGTTTGGAACCAACCGCGTTACTTGGAAGTCTCGGCAAACCCACTCAACGTTCTGCTGGTAGGAGAGACGATTACTGGACGAGAGTCTGGTGCTACTGCGATTGTTGAAGACTTCCAATATCGTTATGTGAATCGCCGACAAATCAATGTCCTCTTGTTGTCCAATTTGCAGGGTCAGTTCAAGACTGGCGAACTGCTGCTCAACAATGTCATTACAGAGACCCTGCAGCTTCCTGCAGTGACTGGCTCCATGTCTGGCATCACCATTGATGAGTCTGGCTTCAACTACAAGATCGGTGACGTGCTTGATGTTGTTGGTGGCTCTGGTGTCAATGGTAAGGCAGTCGTCAGCGCGCTCAGCCCGCGCAATGGCGCCATCATCTTCAACATCGTCAACGGTGGCTTTGGCTACGCGAACGATGACAGCTTTGCGCCGACCACAGTTGATGTGATTCCTGGCGCGAACAACCCAGGCATTGGTGCAACCTTCAGCATTGGCAATCTTGCCAACACCGAGATCATCACGACTCCGGTGGACATCATTGCGCCTTATCAGAACACAGTTCTCGGCAGCATTGATTATGGCTTCCCAGCTGGTGAATCACTGCCTGTCAACTACACAGCTGCCAACGCTTTCTTCGCAAATGCTGATGGCACGACTGCCACTTACACTCTTGTTGGTCAGCTTGGCGAGCCTATTGTTGCTGCTTCTGCAAACGTACATGCCATCTATGAGAATGGTGTGTTGCTTGCTAACACTGGCTACACTGTCAACGAAGCCAATTCGACAATCACTTTCTCACCGGTTCCATCAGCAGCGGTTCAGCTGTCATGGGACGGCACGTATGCATACGTCGGTTCCAATGAGAACACACCGCTTGCTGATGCATTGAATGTTCGTAACATCACTGTCGGCACGATCACTTCTTTGTGGGCGATCAATCCTGGTGTTGGTTACAACGGACCAGTCCAAATCAACGTCCACAACGATGTCATCGGTGGTCTGAACCTGAAGGCACCAGATGGCTCTGTCAAGGGTCTCGATGCAACTGTCACTGGCTCTGCTTCTGCTGGCAACGGTGCGATTGACGCAGTCACCATCCTTGACTCTGGCTATGGCTACCAACTTGGTGACGTTGTTCAGCTGTCGAATGCCAACAACCCATTCATCGCTGGTGGCTCTGTGCTGCTCGGTAATGGCGGCGTTGGTGCTGGATACTGGTCTGACACTCGCTCATTCCTTGATGCTGACAAGTTCATTCAGGACGACTTCTACTACCAAGATTACAGCTACGAAGTGCAGGTGTCACTTGCATTCGAGCGCTACAGCAATCTTCTCAAGCAGCTGTGGCACCCGGCTGGCACCCAGATGTTTGGTCGCGTCATCATTCAGAACCAAGCGGACTCTGGCTCTTCAATTGAAGAGATCAAGTTCAGCCAGATCTATCTGACTTCTTACACCACGTCGTATGCAACATTCGTGACGACGAATAACATGACTGCGACTCAGTACCTGTCGATGTACTCGACCACGTACTTCACGCAGGCAGCAACCACGACCACGCGTCAGACGTTCCCAGCCTTCCTCGATGCGCTGCCGGATTATGTCGTCAACGGCAAGTTCATTCAAGACCTGTCGAACTGGAACACTGGTTATGGCAACACGTCTTGGATCGACACACAAGCGATGGAAATCGCGGCGAACTCTCTGGCTTACCAGCAGATCTCTACTGTTGCTGGCCAAGAGTATTTCATGTCGGTCCAGTCCTCTGGTCCGGTCACCATTGCTGCAGGTCCAAACCCGAACACGACTTCACAGTACGTGTCTAACACAGCCACCAGCGGAACTGTCACTGGCGCGTTTATCGCGCAGGGTTCTGTCACTTATGTGATTGCATACACGAACGGCACGACGGCAACCAATGTTGACAACTTCTCTGTCAAGGCACTGCCGAACTCCAGCCGAACCACGTTCTATGCAACATCGCAGGCGACACAGACTGTATTCGACACCGTGATTGGAACTTCGCGTTCAACCACGACTGTGTTCAACACTCTCTTCAACACGGCGTTCTTCACCAACGCTCTGACTGCGTCCGCATACGCTACAAACTTCCAGACGATCCGTTCGACGTTCACTGCATTCACGACAGCATACAACACTTCTCGTCTCACCAATGTTAACACGACGACTGTGTTCGCTACACTGAAGCCGACGAACTTCGCAACGAACACCATCTATACGACGGTGTACGACACGTCAACCATCACAAGCCGTAGCACAGTCACGACTGGTTCAACGAACTATGCGACAAATCGTCTCACGACGACAACAACGAACACAATCTATGACACGGCGTATCTGACCTCTATCCTGACGGCAACCTCTGCGTCTACGACAGGTCAGACAACGCGTGCGACTGCGACGAACACTGTCACGACATACGTGACGCAGTACCTGTCCAACTACAGCACGAACTTCCTGACTGCCACCAACCGTCTGACGACAACGACGACTGCATACAACTCCACTTGGAACACTGTATACATCTCGACTTACGCAACGGCATTTGGCACGACGATTCTGACGACATTCAACACTCAGACGGTCTTCTTGACCACCACGAGCGCAGTGACGCAGACGTTCACTCTGAAGTCTACCAATTTCCTCACCACTACGACGTGGGGAACGGCAACAACCACCACATACGACACGAACCGCGCGACCGACACCACCGTCTCTACTACAGGTCAGACTTCGCGTGATACGCAATACGCGACCACGACGACGTTCCTCACGAACTTCAATACTGCGTACGCAACTAATCGTGCAACGGCGACAACTACGACGACCACGACCGTGTTCAATACAAACACGACGTTCGCGACGACGTATGTCACCACGTATGACACAAACTTCAGCACTACGGTCGCGACTTCTCGTACCACGACAACCGTGTTCAACACTTCGGCTGCAACGCTGACAATGTTCAATACGACCACAGTCAAGGCAACGAACTTCCTGACGACCACCACGTATGCAACGACATATTCGACTGCATATGCGACAAACCGTGCAACTGATACAACGATCCAGACGTCTCTGAACACGACTGGTTCTACCAGCGCGTCCACGACGACAACGTTCGCAACGACTTACAACACTGCATACGCTACGAACTTTGCGACGACCACCAGCTTCGTCACCTCGTTCAATACAACCTATCTGTCGAACATCACCACTTCGTTTATCACGACTTGGGTGACCACGTTTGACACTTCACGAACCACCATTTTCAACACGACAACAGCGTTCAACACGACAACGGTTTGGCTTGTCCAGACAAGCAATGCAACTTCTGCACCTGCGTCGCGTGCAACAACGACTTCGTTCTCTACGACGACAACGTATGCCACTGTCTACATGATTTCGCAGACAATTCGTACACCAACTTCGTCACACATCTCAACTCGTACTGTCACGCAACAGACTTCTCGCGCAACAATCACGAGCCGTGCTACGACAACGTCTTGGATTTCCACGTACAACACGTTCTACAACACGAACTACAGCCGTGCAACTGGCACTTCGGCGTCTACTGCGACGAGCCGTGGCACCGCGTACGCAACCACGAATAACACTTCGGTCACCACTTCTCGTGGCACGACCAAGACTGTCGTGCGCGCAACTTCTGCTACAACTTCGCGTGCCACCACGACCGTATTTGACACCTCTATCTCGACGACTGGTTCTACCAGCCGCGCGACGGCAACCACGTTCTTCACGACTTTCGTGACGACATTTGCTACAGCATACGCTACGACGACCACGTTCGACACCGTGATTGACACTTCGCGTAACACGACTCTGTCTACGCTGACCCTGTTCAACACGACTTCTGTCAAGGCAACGAACTTCTCGACAACGACGACTTACGCCACGAATTTCGCAACGACAACAGCGTTCAATTCGGTCTACGACACATTCTTTGCAACTTCGCAGTCCACCACTGGTCAGACTTCGCTTGCAACCGCTACAAACTTCGCGACGGTTACAACGTACAATACGACCACGACGTTTGATACTGTCATTGCTACAACTGGTAACACGACTCGTGGAACAACCACGACGATCGCTACCACGTTCGGCACAACGTTCAACACCGCGTTCGCGACGACAACTTACTTTGCAACAACCGGTGCCACGCTGCGTCCAACAAGCCAGCAGACACTGACAATCTACAACACTCAGTCTTACCTGAATACGACCACCGTGTTCTCGACTGCTACAAACTTCGCGACGCTCACTTCGCGCAGCACGACTTACGACACCTCGTCAATCACGACTGTGTCTACGACTCGTACAACCTTCCAGCCAACCAGCGCAATCACCAATACTTCAACCGTGTTCAACACGCTGACTGTATTTGATACTGCTGGCACTGTGAACCGTTCAACGACTCGTGCTACTGCGACGAACACAATCACGACCTATGGCACAACCTATGTCACCTCGTTCAATACGACCACGACATACGCAACCATGGTCTCGACCACTGGCGTCACGAATACACTGAAGAACACTGCGTACGACACACTGTTCGCTACCAACAAGCAGACGACCACAACGTTTGCTTCGGCGTTCGCTACAAGCAAGCTGACCATTGGTGTCACGACAACGACTTTCAATACTACGACGATCACTAACTTCCTGACCTCGTCGCAATACACAACTTCGTTTGATACCGTGGTTCTGACCGATGCAGCGACCAACACGGTCTACAATACTGTGTTCGACACGTATACATACAAAGTCACTGCGATTATCACAAATCGCACGACGTCTCAGTCTTCGTCTCGTTCGACAACAACGGCGTTCACCACGGCATACGCGACCAATCGTTCTACGACAACCACGTTCGACACTCAGCGTGGCACCGTGTATGTCGTTGTTCCGACTGTGTATCTGACTTCGTTCGCAACGCTCACGACGATCGCTACGAACTACCAGACTGGTTATCCGACTTCTGCAGAAACCAGCACGGTCTACGACACAGCTTACCAGACGTCACGTGAAACTTCTCTGGCTACCGAAACGAACGTCCTGTTCGACTTCCACAAGTGATAGGCTAAATGAGCACTAACATTCTTTCAAAGTTCAAGCAAAATGAGATCGCTGACTTCATCGATAGCATCGACTCACCAGTGCGCTCTATCAAGATCCTATCTGCTGGGTCTTTGTATACGAACGGAGAGAATGTAGTATTCACTGGTGCCGGCGAAGCAGCTTCTGCTAAGGTCTTCACCGATGACACGGGCGCGATCAAGTATGTGGCTATCATTGATGGTGGCAACTATGAGATCGCACCGACACTGACAATCGCCACTGCGAACGGCATCGGCGGTGTCCTTCAGCCAGTGCTTGATAACAAGAACTTCTATGTGTTCGCTGGTCGTCCGAAGCCATACGTTCCAGACGACAACACGCCGGATCCAAACTACGAGAACGTCTACGACGGTTACAATTTCCAGTATGACCAGATGTACTTCGGTGTCAAACTGAGCAACACTGACGTTGCTTATGTGGCAGCACGAAACACTTGGACTGCTGGTCAGGTCTTTCCTGAATACGATGACAAGGACACCAATCTGCCGAATGAACCATTCTACGTGGTGACTTCAGCGAACCTCGTATTCAAGTGCATCTACAACAATGGCGGCGCACCATCGACTGTCGAGCCTTCTAACACGCAAAGCTTCGGATTGCCTGCCAATCAATCAGATGGCTATCGTTGGAAGTACATGTACAGCATTTCTGGTGTTGATCAGACGAAGTTCGGAACTGCCAACTTTATCCCTGTAATTAAGGATGAAACTGTTGCAAACGACGCAGTTTCTGGCGGAATCTTCAACATTAAGGTGATTTCTGGTGGTATTGGATACCCATCTTCCACTGGTCAGATTCTAGGCATCAATGGCTCGTCTGTCATCATCAGTGCGAATGCCACACCAATCACGAACTACTATGCCAACAGCACACTGACTGTGTTTGGTGCCGGTAATGAAGTCACCAATTGGCGAATCATCCAGAGCCAACAGCAGGGTTCTAACAACGTCATCACGTTGGCGAACACATTCAACGCAAACCAGATTTCTGTTGGTTATAACTACTCCATCGGACCGACGCTCAATCTAGTCGGTGATGGTAACAATTTCGTGGGATACCTAGTCATGAATCCGCAGAGTCAGTCGATTGTCTCTGTCGAGATCGTAGACTCTGGTCAAGGATACAACATTGCAGATGCGCAAGTCATTTCTGGCGCTGGTTTTGGTTCTGGTGCTGATCTCCGTCCGATCATTTCGCCTCCTGGTGGACATGGCGCTGATGTCTATGGAGAACTGTACTGCCAGTACCTTGGCGTTTCTGCTCAGTTTGCCAACAACATTGGACTACCTGACAATGTCACTGTCCGAACCGTCGGATTGCTGAAGGATCCTGTCGCTTACAATTCCAATGGAACGCCTTTCACTGAGTCTGTATTCATTCAGACAGTGGCGCTCTCCGTGGCTAACACCACCGCGACCATGTTCACCATTGGTGAAGAGATCATCGGTAACGTCTCGCGCGCTCGTGGCTCGGTTGCTCTTTGCAACTCAACAGTTGTAGTCATCACTGGCTACACCGGAACGTTTTTGACTGGTGAAACTCTCAATGGTCAGGAATCTGGTGTTCAGTTCATCTTCAACAGCGCAAATAGCCACCCAGACGTTCAACTCTATTCAGGTGACATTCTGTACCTTCAGAATATCGCCGCAACCCAACGCTCGTCGACTTCTTCAGAACAGCTGAAGATGATCGTGAAACTCTAATACATAAGGTGATTACACCAATGGAGATTTTCCGTGTCGCTTGACATTGCTAACACAGTCTTGGCGTCCGCACCGTACTGGGACGACTACAACGAGGACAAGAACTACTACCGTATCTTGTTCCGCCCGTCTGTAGCCGTACAGGCGCGCGAATTGACGCAGATGCAGACAATCCTGCAACAACAGATCGAGCGTTTCGGCGACAACGTCTTCAAGGACGGTTCGATTGTTCAGGGTTGCTCAATCGAGTACATCACGGATCTCGAATACATTGGTATTGAAGACCAGTTCATCAACAACTCCTCACTTGCTCAGAATGATTCACGACTGATTGGTTCTATCGCCATCGGTCAGACTTCTGACGTACAGGCTCTGATTGTTTCGACTCAGGCTGGCTTCATCCGTCAAAATCCAGGTCGCTTCTTTATCCGCTACACCAAGCCGGGTATCAATGCGCAGCGCACCTTCATTCCTGGCGAACAGATCAACGTCTACAATGAAAACACTTCCTACGTGGAAGACGTCATTCTGACTGTTGACAACATCACTCCATTCGCAAATGCTCTCGGTCTGGCTGTTACTGCCGTCACGACCGCGAACACTGCCAACGTTACTGCTCGTGCTATCATCGTCGACGTCAATCCGACGAATAACACGATCAAGGTCAACAACATTAAGCGTCGTTTCAATACGACCGACACTCTTTATCTCTCTGCCAACACCGGTGCGACTGCGGTCATAGCCAATGTTGGTTACGATGTGTCGAGCCTGCTTGGCGAAATCAATACACTGACTGCCAACACTGACGGCATTGCTATTGCGAACACTGATATCGCTGGCTTTGCTTATGGTGCGCATGTCACTGACGGTGTGATCTATCACAAGGGCTTCTTCATCAAGGTCCAACCGTCCGACATCATCGTCAATCCGAACTCGAACGACCCATCGAACTACCTGCTCGGATTTGTCACGACAGAGAACGTCATCACAGAAACGACTGACTCTTCCCTGTACGACAACGCTCTTGGTTCGACAAACTACAACGCTCCTGGTGCTCATCGTCTGAACCTGGTTTCGACGCTGACTGCCAAGCTGGCAAACACGGTCGCAAATACGGACGTCTTCTTCCCAGTCGTCACTTTCTCGAACACCGGTGTGGCTTATGACCGCACTGATCCGCAATACGCTGCACTCGGCGATTCGATCGCTCAACGCACGTATGAAGAATCTGGTCACTTCATTGTCAATCCGTTCGGTGTTTCTTCTGGTCCGGATTCCAGCGACACCAACGGCGTCATCTACGAAGTCACTCCTGGTCTGGCTTATGTCAAGGGATATCGCAACGAACTGTTGAGCAACCTGCCAGTATCAGGTCGTCGTGGTACAGATACAAATTCGTTCGACAATCAAATCGTGACCATGTCGTATGGCAACTATCTGCCAGTACAGCAGGTTCGTGGTTACTTCCCGACTGATCACTCATCGGTCGTCAACCTGTACGCAAGCGCGCAGCACGCTGTTTCGAACAACCTCACCTCTGGTTCTGCAACCACTGGCACGTTGATCGGCACCGCGAACATCCGCGAACTGGTCTATCAGTCTGGTGTCAAGGGTTCTGCAAACGCTGTCTACAACGCATACCTGTTCAACATTCAGATGGCGAACAGCAGCCTGTCGTTCTCGAACGTTGCTTCTCTTGCATACATCGGAACCACCACTGGTAACGCGTTCGCTGACGTGATCAGCACTCCAGCGGTTCTGCAAGAATCTTCCTATGTTCCGATGCTGTTTAGCGTCGGCGCAACTGCTGTCAAGACACTTGCAGACGCAAACGGTGTGTCGCAGAGCCAGTACTACTACACTGCTTCCAACACCTCGGTATCCATCGACTCTTCCGGCAACATCACCTTCAAGGTTCCTTCTGGTGGCGGCATCCTCGGCTTCTCCGATGGTTCTGATATCTCCGAGAAGCACATTGATGTCGTAGCAGGAGCGAACATCATGTTCGCGAACCTCGTCTCGGCTTCTGGTAATCTCTATGCAAACGGCGTGGTTTCTGGTCCGGGTCTCGGTGGTCTCGTTCTGCCAGGCGAACTGATTGTTCATGGCGGTAACACCTATCTGGTTGCTTCGACCATCGACGCGAACACCGTTCAGGTGGCAAACACCATCACGTTGGTTGCCAACACGGGACAGACCTTCGGTCGCGAAATCCTTGCTGGTTCTTTGATTTCTCTGAACGGCACTGGTCGTACGTTGACGATCAACGCCAACAACCAAGCAACTATCTCGATGGGCTCTGCTCCGTCAAACGCTCCTGTTGCTATCGATCTGCGCTTCTACACGCTGCAGAATCAGGCACAGCAGATCGCTAAGCAGATCCAGCGCGGAACTTGCGTCGCTATTCATATTGCAAATACAGGCACTGACACTGGTCCGTGGAATCTTGGTATTCCTGACGGTCTGAGGCTCGTTGGTGCGTACGTCATGGAAGGCTCGAACTCCTCGACTGCAACTGCTGACTTCAACTCAGATTTCTCTGGTCTGTTCCACTTCAATAACGGTCAGACGGACGCATTCTACGATCATTGCTCAGTATCGCTGATCAACAGCGCGGACGCGAACACTTTCGCGAACACAACGATGATCATGATGTTCGACCACTTTGTCGCCAACACAACGGCAGGCAAGGGATACTTCTCGGTCGACTCATATCCGGTCGATGACTCGATTGGCGCAGACGCGAATGTCTCGATCCACACCTACGACATTCCAACTTACTTCTCGACTTCTCTGTCGAAGAGCTTTGATCTCCGCGACACCATCGACTTCCGTCCATACAAGCAGGCGACGGCAAATGTCACTAATGACATCCGTGCCGCTACTTGGAGTCCGGCAACGACCAATACGTTCGATGCTAACACTTCAGCGTTCAAGCCATTCCCTGGTGAGAACTTTGAGCTGAATTACACGCACTATCTCGGTCGCATCGATCAGCTTACGCTGACACCGGCAGGAACCTTCTTGATTATCGAAGGTGTACCTTCGCTCACTCCGATTGCTCCAGCTGTAAGCAATGATTCGCTGGGCATCGCTACTGCGATTGTTCCGCCATATCCTTCGCTCACTGACTTGGAAAAGTCACACGCGAATAACACCACGTACAACATCTCGTTGAGTGTTCAGCAGCACGAGCGTTTCACCATGAGCGCGATCGCTGCTCTTGAACAACGCATCGAACGTCTCGAATACTACACGACGTTGAACACGCTTCAGTTGGCAGCGGCTAACACGCTGGTCCTTTCTGCAGACGGTAACAACCGTTTCAAGAATGGTATCTTCGTCGATCCGTTCACCGACCACTCCTTTGGTGACGTCAGCAATCCGCTGTATCAGATTGCTATTGATGAAACCAACGGAATTGCGCGTCCATACTTCACTCCTGAATATTTCGAGATGTCATTTGACCTGCAGAATTCAGCAGGTGTGACTGCAGTTGGTAACCAGCTGCTGATGTCGTATGGTGAAACTGAATTCCTGAGCCAAGGCTTCGCTACTGGCGCGCGTGCACTTTCTGGCGCTCCTCCTTCGTATGTCGGAACACTGACGTTGTCACCAAGCGTTTGGAACCAGGTCGAAACCACGATCTCTCCAGTCACTGTGACTGCACAAGACGCGGCTGCTACTGCGTTGGCAGGTATGATTGCGCCAGCACTGAACGCGCTGTATGGTTGGTGGCGTACTGACGATGCTCTGGGAACTACTGCGAACACAGTGTCTAACACTGCTATCGTTCCGCTCAGTTCTTCTACGATCGCATCGGCTAACACCATTGCGGCAATCCAGAGCTACATCTCACCACGTGTCGTTGCATTCTCTGCTTCTGGTTTGAAGCCATACACTGTCTTCAACATCTACATCGACGACATCGATGTTTCGCAGTTTGCTGCACCGGGAAGCCTGTCTAACACTGTTCAGGTAGGCATCACGACAGGCTCAGCAGCGCTGGATGACAGCATTGTTCAGCGCGAACAAATCTGGGGCTCGCAACTTGAATCTGACTCGCGCGGCAACCTCTGCGGCAAGATCTCAATTCCGTTCGGTCGTTTCAAGATCGGTAGCCACACGGTCAAGCTGTTGTCTCAGGACATCGACGTATTGACTCAGACACAGGTCTCCAGTGCAGCCGCGCTGTTCAAGGTCACTGTGTCTTATGTCGATCCGCCGAAGCCAATCGTGGTTGTTCCACCGGCTCCTCCTGCTCCACCACCGGCTCCTCCTCCGTCGCCGCCGAACACAATCGTCGTGCCGCCACCAGCACCACCACCTTCGCCACCGTCTGCTAAGTTCAATTGGTCTGGTGCGACTTACGTACAGGCACCTGCGAACCACTCGATCTCGTTCTCGGACGCGTCTACGAAGGGCACGGGCACTATCACGAGTTGGCTGTGGTCGTTCGGCGATGGCACGACCTATTCTGGTCAGACGCCACCGGCGCACACTTACGGCGCGGGCATCGGCACGCAGTCGACAAACCCATACACCGTCACTCTAACAGTTACGGATTCCAACGGTTTGAAGGCATCCTACAGCCAGACAATTACGCTGTACAAGCTCGCGCCACCACCAACTGCTACACTGAATATCATCTGCTATTCCAACGCAACGCTCATTGGAACAGGTAACATTGGTGGCGTGTACGAAGCAAACATTAACATGATTGCTACAACGAACAACACCGTCCCTGGTGCTTATTTCGTCTGGTCGTACAACGTGATTTCTGGCCACGGTTTGTCGGCAACTATTATCACAGGAACTGCTAACAACACCTTCATCCCAAGACTGATCGACACTAACACAACTGGTAGCGCGAATTTGAATTCGACATTCATTGCTACTACGCAGTATGTGGCAGCAAATGGTTTCGTTATCGCGTCGACTAACACACAGTTCAGCCTCTGGACACTAGGTTCACCAGTTATCACTGGTGGTTCTACGACCGGTGGTGGCGGTGGTGGCGGTGGTTGCGTTGTCGTTGAATCATGGCTAAATAATGAGACTCGCGCTGCTGAAGTTGGCACCGGCTTCTTTGCTGACACTTGGAAGCCAGGAGACATGGGTGTAGTCAAGCGCGAAGTAGAGAAGATCGGCGAACCGAAGCTCAACGCTTGCGTCCTCATCGAAACTGTCAGCGGCATCCAACTCATGTGTTCCGTCGATACTCCGTTCAACCTCAAGCACGCTACCAGCGACTTGCAGGATGGTGAATGGAAGTGGGCACCAGAAATGCTCGACGAAGAAGTCATGGTTGACGATGACGGAGAGATCCGTTGGGAGAAGGTATCCGCGATCTATCACGTTGGCGAAAAGCTTGTCGTTCCGCTCGCCTTCCATGATAGCTCCTTCGCTGCTGGTATTCTCAGCAACCGCCGTATCTTCAGCCATAATTTGACCGCGAAGAAATTCTAATCGAGATTATTGATGACAACAACTACTTCCACAGCGCTTGATCTGACAGGTTCTATGACTCAGGTGTTCACGATCCAGGTTCCCCAAGGGGTGCCTGGATTGTACCTCACCGGAATTGATCTGTTCTTTTCCGCGAAGAGCTCATCATTCGGAGCACAGCTGCAGCTTCTACAGCTGACGAACGGTCTACCTGATTCATCATTGACGATTCCAGGATCGTTGGTAACGCTTACGACCGATCAAATCAAGGTTTCGGCGGACGCTTCTGTTCCCACACGTTTCCAATTCACCTCGCCAATCTATGTCTCGGCGTCACAGCCGATCGCATTTTCTGTGCGTGGTCTTGGCAACAGCCCTGACTATCGTTTGTTCACAGCGGTCAATGGTGAAAACGATCTCAGCAGCGGCGTCTCAGTGTCTTCAAATCCTCTGTCCGGTTCCGCATACTATGCAAAGAACTCGACCACGTGGCAGGTGATCCCGAACGAAGACATCAAGTACAAGGTGTATCGCGCGCAATTCAACGTTAGTTCGCCATCGGTCGCACGACTCAAGAAGTCGAAGAACGAAGTGTTCCAGCTGACGAACGCGCGATTCGCTTCTGGTCCTCTGGACATCATCGCAGGTGATGAAGTCTATGGTTGGGTCAACGACTCTGTGCTCGATCTGACCAAGCACGCGGTTGTTTCCAAGTATGACGAAATCAACAATCGTCTATATCTGCGCAATTCGACTGGCAACTTCGCTCAAAACACTCGTATTGGCGTGATTCGTACTTCTGTTGAAGGAACTGTTACCGCCAACACAGACGGTATGATGGCAATGGCAATGATCGATCAGATTTATGACATCCCTATGGACGCGATTGTTCCAAAGGTTGCTGTTCTCAATAATCCGCTAACTTCTGCCAGCATTCAGTATCGTGGTACATACAAGTCAGGTTCTCCATTGATTCCTGTCAAGGAAACTGGCACGAACGATTGGATCAACCTGAAAGCAGACCACGAAACCGAATTCACTGACACAGAACGCTTCGCTCTGTCGTACAGCAACGAAGTTGCTAGCTTGAGTGGAAACACGTCTGTCGAATTGGCAGTGAACATGACTTCTTCTTCCGATTATTGCTCACCAGTCATCGACCTGAACAGCAACTCCATCATCGGCACCAAGAACCAGATCAATGCTAACACTGCTGGTGAAGAAGGCAATTATGGCGCGGCTCTGTCTCGTTACATCGGTCTGACGGTAACTCTGGCAGACGGTCAGGACTCCGAAGATCTTCGTGTGTATGTTGATGCATACAAGCCTGCAGGCACGATCATGCAGGTGTACGCAAAGTTCCGCAATGCTGCTGATCCGGACACATTTGATGAGAAGCCATGGACTCAGCTGAGGCAGGTAACTGACTCCTCTGTGTACTCAGTAACAAACAATTTCCAAGACTTCCGCGAATATCAGTTCGCTGTCCCGAACGTTGCGCCGACAGTCCCTGGCGCGGCATGGTGTCCTCTGATCGTCGACCCTATCAATGGAGACCCTCTCCAGTACACCACAACACTTGGAACATTCGTCGGTTTCAAGCAGTTCGCGATCAAGATCGTCATTGGTGTTACAGACGACAGCACAACTTACAACTATCCGCGTCTGAACGACGTGCGCGCATTGGCTCTGCAGAAATAATATGAATCAGAGGAAGCGCGCCAAGGAAGCACCAGACTATGTCGTCGATTCGACGAATGGGGCAATGCTAAATACCAATTGCCAAGCTCTTGAATCTTACAAGGCAAAAAGAGAACATTCTAAAAAGATGAACTCGTCGTTTGCTCGTCTGGACAAACTGGAAGAAGATGTCGGTGAGATCAAGAGTCTTCTGAAAATTCTAATTGAGAGAACTCAATGACAATCGCAATTGCTAACGTATCACTACAAAACACGTTCGGGCACTGGATGCAGCGAACGAACGAGTTGGCATTTGCGATGTCAACATCGGTCATCACGGTCAACAGCAATACGACCGTTGGTAACGCGACTCTGCAAGGTACATTCACTGCCAACGTGATCAACACGCAGCAGCTGACTGGTCCAGGCACGCTGACGATCGTGTCGACCAATGCAATCATCGACACGACTGCGACGTTGCAAACTGTTGGTACGATGCATGTTTCAGGCTCTCTGATCATCGATACCATCTCAAAGGTACAGATCCCTGGCGCGAATGGCATCACCAATTTCCTATGTGCTAACACCACAACTGGCAATCTGTATTTTGCTGAAGTGTTGATTCCGATTGGCCAGCTTATTGACGTTACCGATGTTGCGGCTAACACCAAGAACAATCAGTCGATCCTTCAATGGAGTACGACATCCAACACTTGGACAGTCCAGTCGATCGGCAGCATCTCGCAGACTCATATCGGCAATCTGCAAGTTGATCTGATCACTTCACCTCTTATTGTTAGCAATACTGCTTCCATTGGTAATACCCTGTTTATCACAGCTGGTGGTCGCGTTGGCGTAGCATGTACTGCTCCAAGAACCACCGTAGACATTGCTGGTGTTCTCTGGGCAACCGGTGACGTTTCGGGTTTCCAAACTTCTGACGAAACTCAAAAGGAAAACGTCATCACCATCAATCCAGAAGACGCGCTTGACATGTTGATGGCAACTCGTCCGGTGACATTTGATTGGCGTGAAGACAACGTTTCCGAATTCCGAGCACCATGGGCAATTGGTCATGACGCTGGTGTGATTGCTCAAGAATGGGAGCAGATCTTCCCGGATCATGTTACACAGCGCCCTGATGGGACCAAGGCAGTTGATTACAAGAAGGCAATCCCTTATCTGATTGCCGCTGTCAAGTATCTCGGATCTCAGCTAGGAAGCAAGTAATGGCAACCAAGATCCATATTCAGATCCCTCTGGGTGATGACTTTACAATGACAATTTTCCATGTTCGCGATCAATACGGAAACATCGTGAATATGTCGAACAACGTTGGTGCTTGTAATCTTCGTAAGAACTACACCTCTGCAAATGCAATTGTCATTCCAGTACAGTTTAACTCCAACGGCGACGTAATTCTTTCTGGATCGCCTGATTTCTTTAGCAATGTCGTTCCTGGTCGTTATGTCTATGACGTTATTGCCAAAGAACAGACTTCCGGTGATATCACCCGCGTGGTCGAAGGCTATGCATATGTGACTCCTCAGGTTTCCGCGTTCCCTGCAAACACCCATCCGATTTGAGGAATAATTAGAACAATCCTCACCTTTGAGCCAGTTCCATACATAATGGACTGGCTCTTCTTTTGGGACAAAGATGACAACACCGAATATCGCCAACTCGAGCATCGCCTTCTCGCAGATCAACGGCGAACTCAACTTCCCTACCAACACGCCACGCGCGATCAACGATATGATCTTGCGCGAACTCACAGGTGTGTCTGCGAAGACGGTGCCCAACTCTCCGATTGCACTTTCAGACCTTTCTAACAAAACTGCCTTCGGTGGTCTGTTTGCTTCAGCAACGTCAAACACGATCAACGACTTCGGTTCCGTCAATCCTTCTATTACCTTCAACACCACGTCTGACCTTGTTGACGCAGTCATCCAGTGGTCTGTGTCCGTGGCAAATGGTTGGCAAGGCATTGTTGTCACGAACAACAATCCGAAGTCCATCACAGTTTCTCTTCCACTGAACAACATCGGTTCGATTTCTTCGAACGTGAATGTCGGCGTCAGTGTTTCTTACGCTGGACACCTAATTGGTTCAGCGAACACAGTCGTTCAGTTGTCAGGTACAGTTTACGACCCCGCAATCACGTTCACTGGTAATACCAACGTGAACACTCAGGGTTATGTGGCACAGACTGCTACAACAACGCTGACAGCGTTCTCTAACTCGACTGTCAACACCAATATCTCATTCGTCATTGTTCCACAAGCTGGCGCGACAGTCAGTGGCAATTCAGTCATCTTCAGTGTTAGCGCTCCAACGTTGAACAATGACAACACCCAGATTTACAGCGTCACGACCAATGTTAATTACAAAGGTCAAGTGATTGCATCGAACACCCAAACCGTTCAAGTTCGCGCAGTGTACAATGGTGCTGACTTCAACTTCCAAGTTCCAGCAACGTCAAACAACGTGTTTGCGAACAACGGCACCGTCACATCAAGCCTTTCGGTTGCTGCATCACACAACATTCCAAACGCGAACATCGCTTGGTCATATGCTCTTGTTTCTGGTCAGCCAGCTACATTCACGGTTGATCCAACCAACGCAAATTCCACTGTATCGATCTCTGTTCCTTCAGGAACCTTTGCGATGCAGAAGGGCATCTACAACGTCACAGCGACGCTGCAATACGCGAATGGTTATGTGCTCAACACGAAGACCACACAGCTGACACTTCGCGCGGGCGCGTATGGTCTTAACATCAACGCAGCAGGTCCACTTTCTCTGTCTGGCTATCAGGCTCAGACAGCGTCATCTACGTCCACGATTTCATGGGGTGCAGGCAACTTCGCGCTGAACTACGCTCTGACTTCTGGCACACTCGCTGCAATCTCCAACACAATCACTGGCACGACTGCGTCATTCAGTGTGACGGAATATGCAAACACGATGGGTGCCACATCAGCTGGCGTCTACACCATCAATCCGGTCATCACATTTGATGGAATCGTAATCTCGAACACTTCGTTCCAGCAGTCTGTCTCTGCCATTTGGTTGCCATACACTTTCAACGTAACTGGTCCTTCGGTCAATACTCAGATCGGCACTGGCAACGTTGTATCGACAGTAGTTCTGACTGGCAACCACAACATCACTGGCGGTTCGGTTGTTTGGACTTGCTCGAACCCTGCGATTACGATGGATTCGAACACGACTGTCGCTACACTGACTCTTGCGAACACGACGATCAACGTCCAGAGTGCTAACGTCACTGCTACCCTTCTCGACCAGACCGGTCGTCTTGTAGCAACACAAGTCACGCCAGTCACCCTTCGCGTGTACGCGCCTAACGTATCGTTCACCGGTCCTACAAACGTCTCTGTTTCTGGCTATGCTGCAAACCAAGTTGCTATTGCTTCTATCGCTGCAACCTGTGGTGTCTCTGGTGCTAATAGCTTCGTGATCAATAACCAGAAGGTCTCTGGCAACGATCTGACTATCATCAATTACACCGGCAACACCACAACAGATCAGATCACTCTTGAAGTTTTCTCTTCTACTGGCCAGATCGGCACACAGTCCGGAACATACCAGTTGCAGGCGGTGGTTGGTTTTTACGATGCAACCTACACAGTGACTGAGAACGTTACTGTGACAGCAACTACACTTGATCCGAAGTTTACTCTGACGGGAATCGGTCAGTCAAACACTCAATACTCGCCGCCTGTTACCACAACTGGTACGGCGACGGCATCATACAGCGTTCCGAATGGCAAGATCAACTGGTCGTACAGTGGTGCCACGCCAACGACAGTCACTTCAAATTCGACGGTGTTTTCTTACACCAACGTCGAGAACGTTGTCGGCACGCAAACGATGAACCTAACAGTCACTGGTACTCTGGTCGACGCGAACAACTTGTTCGTCGCTTCCAAGTCGGTGGTTGTTTCTACATCTTCGCAGTTCATCGCTCCAAATCCGACGCTTTCTGGCAACGCGACCGTTTCGGTCTCCAACCTTTTCCAAGCAACTGCAGCAACCACGCTGACGGCATCAATTGCTGCTGGTAACATCGGACAAACCTATCAGTTCTCCACGTCACTGGTTTCCGGTGTCGCACCATCAATTTCCACTGGTGCTAACACCATTTCTCTGTCGCTCACTTCGACCGGTCTGCAGAATCAGTCCTCTGTCGTTGATGTGACATGCAAAGTTGTTATTGGTGGTCAGATTGTTTCGCAAGGCACACAGCGTGTGACTCTGACTGCGGCATGCCCAACGCCAACGATGAACTGGGCAATCAATCCGATCTCGCAATCGAGTTACAATTATCCAGTCACATCTGTTGGTAATGTCACCGCGAACATGCCGCAAGGCGGACAGTGCGTCATCATCTGGTCACTCGCTGGCGGCTCGAGCATCTCTGTCGGAACGACCAATCCGCCCAACTTCGGTTCAGTTTCGGCTTCTGGTCAACAGAACGTTGGATCAAACGGCACTGTCTATTTCGGCGCGCAAAACTCAAATATCGGTACACAAGCCGGTACATACAACATCACTATTCAGTTCTACACTCCAAACGGAGTGTTCCTGACTCAGGTCGGTGGCCAGATCACTGTTGGATCGACGCGTCGCGACCCAGGATTCGCTTTCAACTATGGTGGCGGTCCGTCTTATGTCAATAACACTGGCTGGCTGTCGGATGGTCTGCAATCTATTGTCGGGATGCAAGCCTACAATAACTCAGATATTCCGAACGTTTCATACAGCTTCAACCCTGTGTTGACTGGTGGATCGCCTGCAAACTTCAACTACAACAACGCAACTGGTGCATGTAACGTTCAGTTGGTGGCTTCGTCTACTAACCAGCAAAGCTCAAGCTACAACGTTTCTTGCTACCTGTACAGCAATGGTCAGTTGATTGGTGGACCACTTACGATCGGCGCGACTGTCGTCACGACACCGTATTACATCAATTACTATGGTTCATTCAACGACTCAGAGATAGACTCGACGGCGATGTCGTTCGTTTCGTACACGTCAAACCACCCATGGTGGGGACCGAGCAACGTTTCGTTCACGAACTCAGACAGTGGAAGTCCGGGACCAGGAGCCATTTATCGTGCTCCGACTTATAGCCAACAGCAAACTTCTACCAGTGGTCCTGTGGTTGTGACTGAATACCTGCGTTACAATCCACAGCCGCCAAGCAAGGGCAACTATGGATGTTCGATCAACGTGACACCGAACTTCTTCGGTCACACTGGTCCTACAATCAACGTGACAGTGCAAGAAACAACAACGGTTTCCGTTGGAACTTGTGTCACCGAAGACATGTTCATGGACAGTGCTTACCTTGCGCGCGAAGTGATTGAGGGAATGACCTTCCCGACATGGACTCCTGAAGAAGGATTCAGCGTTGATTTCGTCAAGCACGTTTCTGGTCCGCATAAGGTTCCAGTATCACGACTCGAATCTGAATCTGGCGCTGTGCTTGAATGCACGATCAACACTCGCTTCAACCGCAAGGACGCAACAGTCGATCTAGAAGATTCCATCATGGCAGCGGACATGGAAGGCGAATGGGCGCTTGTGACTATCTACGGTGAGACACGTTGGGAGAAGATCGTCAAGGTGACATACGTTGGCGAGAAGAACGTGTATAAGATCGACTTCGGTGGCAAATCGTATGCTGCAGGAGAAGTTCCTGAAAAGATGATTTATAGCCACAATCTCAAGTACATTCCGTGAGGTAATCCATGACTGATGTGAAGATTAAGAAGGACAAGGACGGCAACGTTGATCAGCCGTCCTTGGAAACCGTGAACAAGAAGCTCGAAGCATTCGTTGAGATTCTGACTGGCAAGTTCCAAGAACAGCATGATCGTATCCGTCTTTTGGAGAATGCTGTGAAAGAACTGCGCGCGCTCGTAGTGAAGGCTGGGTTGCACAAATAATGGCAAAGTTTGAATACATGAGCACAAATGAGTGGCTCGGTGATCCGATGACTCATTTTATGAAGACGGGAGAAACCTTCCGCCTTCCAAACGCAGATCAAATTGCGCTTGGCAAGCTCATTCCACATTTTGGAAACGGTGTCAAGGTCGAATATGACATTGCATTCAGCATCGGCGAATACAAAATCAAGGGCTACAAGTTCACTGATTTTTTGTCCAAGTGCGTGATGTTGACTGCTCAGCACGACGTGATCGCTCGAAAGAACATCACCGAAGTTGCTGCATGGGGACCCACAGAAAAAGGATTGATCATCGTCGATGATCTTCGTAAGTCGATCAATGACAAGTACATCGCTGATGAATTCAACGAATGGCGCCGCTACAAGACGAAAGAATTGATCGTCCTGCCTGGCACCAACGTGCTTGCGAAAGAAGAGATGGTTGACTTCTTGAAGATCGATCAACTTGTTTCTGAAGGTGCGATGGTAAAGATGCACCCAGTCACTTCAAAGGTTTGGAAGACACTCATCAAGCGTCGTTGGAAAGACAAGGTCATTCCAGCAGAAGCTCCGTTGTATAACATCATGCGTGATTGCGACAAGGTCTATTTCACCATGACGTCAGAGACTGGTATTGCTGCCACCCTTCTTGGAAAGAAGGTCGGTCTTATTTCAGGCAAGCGTACATGGTCCAACTTCGAACACGTCTATCGCGGACTTGATCAATGCAAAGCCAAAATCAAGCTGATCGACAAGATGACAGCCCTATTCAGCCACCCAGAGTCAGGCATCATCACGACTCTGTCCGATGATCCCGAAGGCGACGTTGTTCGTTACTTCGAACACATGAAGAAGTATCCACATGGCGAATAAGTTCAATGTTTTCCTAATCGCATCTCATCACGGTGTCTTTTTGACACTCGAGTCACTCAAGAAATTGAAGGAAGACATCGGTGAACTCGTGATCGTGATTCCAGAAGATAAGCTTGAAAAATACAGCAACATGGAAGGCGCTGAGTTCAAGAACTTTCAAAAGCTTATCGTCAAACAAGCGAAGAAGATCAAGAAAGAAGCTGGCATTTACACCGCGAAGTTTGATATCTTCCGTCGTGTGTCTCAGACGGCTGAATTCTTGCGCGAGATTAACGCATCTGGCGTATGGCTCCAAGTGTGCGCAGGTTCAGTCGTTAATCGACTTCCAGGCGCGCGCATTCTCGGTGAGATGGCGGACAAATATCTTCTCATGTCTCCAATGCGTTGCTACGAAGGCAACAAACGACTTGACATGTACGCTATGCTCGGCGAGCCGGATTTGAAAGCTCACGAGAAACAAAACACCGCAACATTCGTGATCAACGCCGATCATATTCCAGTGAACATCCTTCCTGACATGTTCATGATTCGTGAAGCCATTGATCGTCTGATGTTCAAGTCTATCAACTCACATGCATTTTCAAGTCAGGAAAGCCTTGTCGAACTGGCATTTGGCGGAAAGCAGTTGCTCGATCATGCTGCTCTTGCTGAAAACAACATGGTCGGTGATTACTGGCAGTTCGTGATTCAGCCACGTCTTGGCATCGATGTACTCTATGCATATCCGCTTGAGCAATATCTGCCATACATCAGTAAGCTGAAGGGTCTCGTTCCTGAAGTAACCATCGATCGAATCAAAGCGAACGCGCTCGAAGCAAAGAATTACTCTTTGGCTTTCCGAGACGCATTGCGATAAATACAGGATCATAGGAGAATCCAATGGCATTGCCAACAGATCGCGAATCTTTCAAGCAGTTCTGCCTCCGTCGCCTCGGTGCGCCGGTAGTCGAGATCAACGTTGATGATGACCAAGTGGAAGACCGCATTGACGAAGCTCTGAAGTATTACGCAGATTATCACTTTGATGGTACTGAGAAGACATATTTCAAGTACCAAATCACCGAGACGGACATGCAGAATCAGTACATCGATCTGCCGTCAAACATCATCGGTGCTGTAAGCATTTTTGACATCGGCTCTGGTATCACACAGGGTGGCATCTTCAATATTCAGTATCAGATTGCATTGAATGACTTGTACACCTTGACTTCGCAGTCCATGGTGCCGTTCTTCATGGCAATGCAACACGTTCAGTTGCTAGAACAGATCCTTGTCGGCAAGCAGCGCGTTCGCTACAACCGCCTGAATAATCGCTTCTACATTGACATGGATTGGA